AATCGAATACAAGCCACCAGAAACAGGCGTCTCGAATCTCAATGTCATGCATTCAGATCCTGTTATGACGGTTGACGCGGACACTACGTTTGATGGCGCGCCGTGATAGTAATTGTACATGAACAACGTGTTGATTGTGTCAAACGTCAAAAAATCAGCATCATCTCTAACTGAGTCATCGTATCCATATACCAATCGTGGACGCTTGTCTTCGTTATATGCGTGCCGGCTAGCGAAGCGTTTCACGAAATACGTGTAATCATCTGATTCTTCAACATCCGTCAGTGCAATTCTGAATCCTCGGTCAGGAATTTCTCCTGTCAACATCGCTTTCACTGCCGTTGTGACGTCCACATTGAGATCTTCCTCACCTGACACGAACGTTTGTGTCGCAGCGTACGACCCGGTGATGAAGTCACAAGGTGTCGTCGGATCGCCTGGCAGTCCACATCCTGACATGTACCAAAGCGTACCTGGCGATGATGTCAAGAAATTTGCGATGTCTCGATCCGCATACCAGACGACGTCTTTTCCTCGACCTTCCCTGAACGTCGCGGACAAAGGATTGACAGTGACGGTGAAGTTGTCAGGTGTAGGTTGACCTCCGTATACGTCTTTCAATTGTAATTTACAAAAAAATGAATTGCTTGACGTATCGATGACGCCTGAAGAAACTGACGAACTGAGTGTTGACAGATCAAAGTGAATGAGAATACGTGACAATTCGATGTTTGGGACGGATCCGGACATCGTAGCACCGTAAAGTTTAAACAGATCAAGCGATCCGGCAAATCCGACGCTGGACGATACGACACGTGAACCGTTTATTACCCTGTCAGTGATGTATGTGTCTCTGTCAGCACGTAAGATTTTGTACATTAGACTGCCCGTCCTATGATGTCGTACTCGGGATATCTAATCTCGAATATTCCCCCGGGAGGAGGTAGGATGATGTTGTTTTTTGTGTTGCTTGAGACATCAAACGATTGATCACCATACTCGTTGTTGTTCACGACACCCGTAATGTTATTGAACTGAACCCTGTCTACAGACACGATTCCAGGGACCGTAAAGATCGTATTTGTGACGTCTGAGACAACGATGGGTTGATCAATGTGATAGTTCTTGATGTTGAACGTATCCTGCAATTTTGTCAAAATATTTTGCAGCACTGTTGCCCTATTCAATGCCGGATCGATGACTACTTCGAATGACAATGTCACATTGATGATTCTGGCATCTAGGATATCGATTGCATCAGAGATCATACGATAAGGATTGAGGTACTTGACGAGGTTTGTTTTCAGCGTATCAGGTGACGTTATCAACTGTCCGTCAGGTGTACGTGAAACGACGAACAATTGAGTCGCCAATGGATTGTTGGGATTCGATCTGATCGCAGCACGAAATACTCGACCGAAATTAGACGGGATAGTGTATACACGTGCCAACAGGTCAGATCTTGTGACGATCCTCTCCTGAGAATTCTTGATCGACGGAACTAACGCAATTAGATCTTCAGGAGATTGAGCATCCTCACCGCCAGACGCCCTGATTCTATTTGTCACCTCAATTGATCCTCTAACACGTGCTGCGACAGGAGATGACGGATTGCCAGGAAATGTCATTGACAACGTCTTGACGTTTCTTACGTTGTCAAGCGGTACATTGTGATCGAGGCCTCCTCCGTATCGATACGTGATTGTCAATGTTGTGTCGACAGCGGCAACGCCGAGGGTCTTTGTCGTTAATAACCTCTCAGGATCAAGCGTGATTCTAGAAAATGTGCGTGAATACGGAAATGATATCGCAAAATCGGATGGATCAGGAATTACATCGTCCTCGAGCGAATCAGCAGACCCACCTCCAAACGTAAGAACTGTCTTCCTGGTTGCGAGATCACCTTGGGCAGTAAAACGATACGGCGCAGGGATTATTTTTATGGAATCCTTAACAAGATCGTTATCTTTTGCAGTGTTCAGAACATTCTTATACACGACATCGTTTGAGAGGTCGGCTACTTCGTAGTACGTATTTCCATATCCATCGCTGACGTTGATGATGTCAGTGACGTTAGCATTTGACAACGTGATCTTCCTGAAAGGGACAAAATCTGTGCCTATCGTCACGCTCTCTGACGCTTCACGACCTGAGATGCATATGCCACTTAAGGCCATGAGATACGTTTGAACAACACCGGTTGTTGATTTTTGACCGATTTTGATTTCTGCAAGGTACGTTCCATCTGAACGTCGTGATGAAAAGTCAATGTCCTCAAGCAGTATGAAATCAACGCCAGAGTCGGATGAAAAGATCGAATTCATCTTCACTACAGGCAAAGCGCTAGGATCTGGTACAACTGTATTTGAACTAGTGACTGCAGGTACTTCAATGATGATCGTTGCAGGTACTACCGCCGGCGAAGCCCCCGTTATCGGAACTCCAGCCGTTCTCAACATTCGTTGAATGTTTGTCGTTTCAACGACCGTCTCATAATTAAGTTCGCTGTACTGATGGTCAAGGTAGAACGACAAGTTGTCGCCCACATATGCTGCCATGTCGAGGAACAAACCACCTACTGATGATTCTGAAAAATCTTGGATTCGATCAGGATAATATTGACGCGCATACTCAAGGATCACCGACCTGAGACTATCAAAATCTCGGGCAAGGTAACGTCGTTGTCGTACATTCTTCAGAGAGTCTGGAGATATCGCCATGTCTTAAGTAGCCTCGAATTTACATTGCATATAACACTAACTCAATCTTACGACCTTTCAAATTCAAGGCCGGCACGTTGTACGTTATCGTGACATTTATGACAGCAGTATTTTTGTTATCGTTACGATTTACCTCTGACAAAAAACTGTCCAATTCAATGTATGGCATCCACCTTGATACTGCAGCCTTTATCCTCGTCACTGCCTCAACATCAAAGTTTTCCTGTGAAGTGAATTCTGACATCAGGGGTCGTAGATTTGCGCCGAAGTCAAACAATCCAAGACGATCACCCGTGTTTGTCAACAACAAATTACGAAGATTATCTCCGACTTGCTCACTGAGAGCATACGACATCTCGAAGATTCCTTCCTTCGTACCGAGGCGTATAGGTGTTTTGATGCCAACGGGCGTTAGTGTTGTTGTGGTTTTTTCCACAACTTGTTGAGCTTGTGTTTTACCTGAGCTCTTGAAACTGAACGTTGCCATGTTGAAGTCACCTCATCCTGACGCAAGACCACCGAAAGTTGCGACAGCCTTAACTATCGAACCACTGCCCAGGATCAATCCAACTGCGTCACACGCCAATGCAATCGATATATTTTGCAACATGACAAGCATTGTGGCCACAAGCAACTTCGGTGAGACTAGCACAATGTTCAAATCAATCATCACCTTCAGAAACAGTTCTATCAGCGGGATGATCAGAAATAGATCAGGAAGACTCAAAGCAGGTGGAAATTTAGGAATAATAAGAGGTGGAATTCCAAGCGCAATTAGTTTGAAAAATTCTGGCAGTACCAGAGTGATGTTGAATTTAGGATCAAGACCAGGAATCGATGGTATTGGAGGTATGGACGGCAACAGAATTGTAGGAGGAATTGCAGGTATCGGTGGGATGTCTAATTTTGGGATTCCTAACTTTAACAACAGATCAGGCAACTTGGGTGTTATGATCTCTGGAATCTTGATTGCCAACGTCGGAAGATCGACTTTGAGATCGAAATCCATGTCGAGACCGTAAATTGTGGGATCAAAAATCGGAGGAACGTACGAACCGTTTAGGTTCAACGCCTTGAGTACAGCGGCGTAAAATCCGTCAACAAACATCTTGCTCCAGACACCATCTCTGTCCGACAAGTATGGGATTGACAATGCGGCAGTTGGATCTGGTCCAAACCACAGTATCGGTTCTATCAATGTTGGGTTGGCTAGCGATGGTGCTGGGAGGACGGGACCACCCGAGGGAGGAAACGCGACGTCAAGTGCTGACGAAAGGAACAATCCTTTACCTCCGACGTTTCCTTTCGTCAATAAAGTAACGACGTTGGCAACGAACGCAGCATGTGCTGAATCCGACAATTTTCCGGTATCGTCAAGGACACCGGCATGGGTGAGAATTGGTGTTGTTCCGGCT